AGGCCGTGAAGGACCGGGTGAGCTTGAAGTTGCTTCGGGTGGTCGCGACGAGGATGCCGCCCCACGCGAAGTGGTCCGAGGAGTCCACGGACATGGACTCGCTGAAACCGTCGTCGCCGGAGAGCAGGCCGACGTAGTCCCAGTCCGGGCCGAACTCCTGGCCACCGACGGGGTCGACTGCGTCGAGGCCGCCGATGTAGACATCCGCGTAGGCCCAGACCGACGCATTGTTCGGGTTGCCAGCCATCGGCTGACCTCCTCTTTCTCCTGAAGGAATGGGTGTTCGCGCGGTTCAGGAGAGCTATTGAGTTGTGGTGGGCTTGCGCCGCACCGTGACGGTGAAGGATGCGATCGGTGTTCGGGTGTCCTCATCGAGGGAGGCACGCACACCCAGAGCCGGGGACGCCGGGTACCTCAGGGCCGCCGCGCGGACCGTGCGGGCGAGCTCCTTGACACGGGTGTTGGTGGACGACCAGGTGACGATGCGCACCGTCGCGGTCTCCAGCAGCGCCCCATTCTCAGACCAGGCCCGAAGCTCCGAGGAGCCGTCCTCACGCACCGACAGGTGGTCCCCCGTGGGTGACCACCCCTCCGGCAGGCCAACACTGACTGTGGTGGCCTGGTAGGTGTCCGGCAGGTCCGGGATCAGCGCGGTGAGGTAGTCGACCATGTCGCGTTCCAGATCGGAGTACTCCTGCTCGATCACCCCTCACCCACCTCCAACCCGATCGAGGTGGCGGCGCGGGCCATGTCGCCGTGCTTGAGCTCCCGCCGGTGGGCGTTCACAGCCATGACGGTGACCCGGCCCACCGGCCGGGCGTCCCGGATGCCCTTGCCTGCCTCCGCGGGTTGGACGATGACCTCGACGGTGCGACCGGACACGCGCAGTGTCTCCCCGACCCGCTCGGAGGCGACGGTGACCACGGATCGAACTTCGTCGGAGCGCATGATCTCTCCGATGCCCTTGTGGTCCAGGCGGACCCGGCTGAACGTCATAGTGCCTCCGCCCGCCGTAGGGCCATCTGCTGGCCGGGCGCCCACGTGGAGAACGGGGACGTCCAGGTGCCGATCTCGCCCTCGATGCTGTACACCACCCCCGCGACCTCCATACGGTCGACCGGCTTGATGGTCACAGCGGAGGGCTCGTAGAGGATGAGGCCGGTCACCAGCGACACACGCCCGTAGGAGTAGTCCACATCCGCAGACACGTCGTTGGAGGCCATGCGCGGGGCGACGACCGCGTGCGGAAGATCCACACGCTCGGTCGTCTCCGGGATGGGGTCGCCATACTGATCCCGGCCGCCGCCGATACGGCGCAGCAACACCACGCTGGAGTTACCCATAGGGGTCACCCCACGGATCCGGCGGCACCGGAGTCCACGCCCCAGCGGGTGTGGTGTCGATCGTGAACGCGCGTTGTGAGCGGCGCGGGAGCCCTTCGAGCATCGCGCGCTCGTCATCGGACAGCCACAGATCGCCCGGACGGTCGCCGGTATAGGTCACGTTGTAGGGGCCCACGCCCTCTTGGCGCACACCCCTGGGGTTCTGGAGCACCCGCATGACCATGCGGGACACCACGAAGATGACCGTCTCCACCGGGAGCACACCGTCGTCGATGCGTTCCTGGACGTCCGGCACCTCGTATTTGAGGACCGTCTCGGCGTCGTCGATCCACCGCTGGATGAGCTCTTCGTCGGTGGGCGCGCCGGGGCCAACCCACCGGTCAATCACGTCCTGCGGGTCGGCCCACGACATTAGGAGCCCGAGCCGTCGGTGAGCCGCACGAACCGGTCCGCGTCGCGCACAGCGAATCCGAGTTCGGCCTCGGCGCGGATCGCGAACATGTTGCGCTGCCACAGGTTCAGGCTCCGGGTTTCCCCGCCCACGGTCTCAGTCAGGGTCGCCTGGTCGGACTCGGTCACCGAGATGGACGCCACCACCCCGTACATGGCCGTGGACCAGTCACCAGCGAAACCGATGGTGTCGTCGTCGCGGCGCACGTGCTTGGACTTGTAGGCCGGACGCCCCAGGAAGGTGCCGATGGAACGGCCCTCGGTCTGAAGGTTGTTGATGAACAGCGGGCGGCCCATGCCGTCCTTGGCCTGCAAGGCCAGGCCCTCACCGAGCCCGTTGAACACCCACGAGGACAGGTCTCCGCCAGCCTCGCCCACGGCGCTGATGGCGTTGACGAGTCCGTCGTACATGGTCTCGTCGTCGGCGTTGAGGATGTCGACCGTCGGGGCGTCGGCCAGGTTGTCGAACCCCGACCCCGGGGACGGCCCGAACAGGACCGCCTCGTCGAACCGGCGGGCGATCGCGTTGGCCAGACGGCCACGCAGCGCACCGTACAGGGCAGGCAGGTCACGCCGGAACTCCATGGAGAACGGCTCGATGACCGCCAGCTTGTACGGGGTCAGGACCTTGTTGTCCAGGGTGCCCCGGGACACCGGCTTCTCATCGGTCTCAGCCACCCACTCGGCGCTCGGGTCACCGGTGATGATCGGGATCGAAACCCCCCGCCCGGGGATGTCGATCCGCCGGGCGAGCTGCATGATGATGGACTGCTCCTGGGCGTCAGCCCAGATCTCCGAAGACACGGCCGGGGGCAGGTAAACACCCTCGGTGGTGCGATTAATGTCGATACCCGCCATGACGCGGGCCTCCTCTCTCGCCCCCGGCTCACGGCATGGGGGCACACGCCCCCATCGGGGGCCGGGTTAACGGTCGAAAAGTGCGGCGAACTGGTCGGCTGTGGACCCGCCGCCGGGCGGCGACGCGCCGCGGGTCGGGTCGGGGGCCGGGCCGGGCGGAGGCGCAGCGGCCTCCTTCGCGGCGGAGAGCTTGGAAGCGAGGACCTTCGCGGCTTCGTCCAGGGCCTCCTCCGACTCGCCGGTGAGGAACCCGATCAGCTCGTCATCCAGGCCGTGCCGGCGTGCGGCCCGCTCGCGCCACAGCTCGTGCTGAGCGCGCGTCGCCGCCCCCAGCGCCTCCTCGTACTGGCCCTGGAGGCGTTCCAGCTCCGACTTCTGGGCGTCCTCCAGCTCCCGCAGCCGCTCAGCGGCCGGCGCCAGCTCCTTCGCCCTGGTCTCGTGCTTGCGCGCGAGGGCCTTCCACTTCGCCGCTTCGGCTTCCCAGTCCTTCTCCGCCTTCGACGTCGGGGCGGGGTCCGTGTCGGCGCCCTGCTCCTGGACCGGGTCAGTGCTGGTAGTGGTGTCCTGCTCGGACATGCGAAATCCCCTTGTCGGGTCGGACGGGGCCCGAACCCCGTGTCGGGGTTCGGGCATGAAAAAACCCCGCTCGGTGGCGGGGTGGTCTATGCGGCCTTTCGGGCCTCTTCTTGCTGTCCGTCTAGGTAGCGCTGTCCGTCTAGGTAGCGGCGGAAGTCCTTCAGCGTGCCGCCGTGGGTGTCCCAGAGCTTGCGCAGGCGCTCGTACTCGGCGCGGCCGTCCCAGTTCTGCCGGTCGAACACCGGCACAACCTCGCAGTCGCACCGGTCATGGAACGGCTCCCCCGTCGCCACCGCAGAACGGCCGCGCCCCTCGTGGCGAACCAGCGCCGACTCCGCCGACTTGTAGACGGGGCCGCGACTGGCCAACATGACGCAGAACGCGCAGTTCACCACGCCCGACAGCCGCCGGGCGTACCCGATGGCTCGGGGGTCGTGGCGGGCCGCGTCGATCTCGGCCTGACGGCCGGCGTCCTTGGCGTGCCGGTCCGCGACCGTAACGGCCTCCTCCACGAGGAGTTGCGGCACGTCGTCGTCTTCGTCCAGCGCGTCGAGGGCGGGTTTGACCCGCTCTCGCCACCCGGCGTCCAACGCGTCCGGCGGGTAGTTCCGGCGCGGAAACTCAACCGGGCCCCCGTCGCCGAGGACCCGTTCCCGCTCCGCCCGGTACACCCGCTCCGCCAACCGCCAGTGGTCCATCCGGCCCCGGTACACCGCCGGGTACGCCGCCTCCACCACCGCCCGCCACTCCGCATCCCCCATCCGAGGGCGCAGCAGACGCACGATCGGCAGCAGGGCTTCCCGCAGCGCGAGGGTCAGCAGCGCGCGTTGGCGGCGACGCTCCCCCGCCCTCACGC